GAACATGCCGTCGCCGAAGTTGGCCTCGACGATGACGTGGTTCACCTTCCACTCGGCGGCGAGGACCGAGAGCCCGCGCAGCGTGGCCTCCGAGTAGCCTTCCTTGAAGCCGCCCGAGGCGACCACGAAGAGCGTGCCGTGGAGGATTTTCACGATGGCGTAGGTGGTCTCGTCAGAGCCCCGGCCCGAGGGGTCGATGGCCATGACGCAGCCGGTGTACGGAGCGGACTCAGGCGAGCGCCAGCCTGGGCGATGGTAGCGGTCCCCGGTGAGGCCAGCCGTGTGGATGCCCTCGATCACCTCCTTGGGGTCGTTGGACCACATGAGGCGGGCCGGCGCCTGCTCCCTATCGAGCGCCATGACGATCAAGTCGCGGAGCTTTAGGGGGAAGCGGTCGGCGTCCGACAGGCTGGTGTCGAGCATGTACTGCAGGGCGAAGCCGCTGCGTCCGTACTCGGCCTCGGCCTCGATCAGCTTGTCCTCCCCGAAGCGGGGCGAGACGGGCGTCCCAGCGGGGACACCTCGGGTGATCATGTCGTAGACGAAGGGGGCGAGCCTGCCCTTGTAGGTTTCCGGGTTCGCCGGCACGCGGACGGGCCAGACCCGGATTTCGTAGCCGCGCCCCGGCAGCTCGTTGTAGATCGACATCTCGGACTGGGGCGTGCCGAGGTAGGTGATGTAGCCGGTCTCGGGCTTCGAGATGGCGGCGAACTCCTTGATCAGCTCCAGCAGCCTGTCGCGGCCGGTCTGGGTGTAGGAGTTGTTCGTCGTCTCGATGTCGTCGGCGATGGTCTCGTCGGCGCGGGAGCCGGTGATCTGGCCGGTGATACCGACCGACTTGAAGCTCGGGTCCTTAGACAGGCGCGCCGGCCCGACGTCGAACACGACCACCGAGTCACGCTGGCCGGGACGCGGCTTCAGGTGCTGCAGGATCGGCATCTCGTCGATGAGACGCTTGACGAACTGGGCGAGCGCGTCGGCGGCAGCCTTGGTGCCGGACACGCAGACGATCTTCCAGTCGGGGTTGCAGTAGAGCCGCCACGCGGCGAAGGCGCCGTAGACCCAGCTCTTTCCGACACCTCGGAAGGCCATGATCATCTTCCGGCGCGGGCCGTGCTGCAGGTACTCGGCGATGTCGTACTGCTCGGGCGTGGGCTCAGGCAGGCCGAGGTGCTCCCACGCGAGGAACAGGAAGTTGCGGAAGTCCGCCTTCACGGGGTCGTTCTGGACCGGCGTGAGGTGGGTCGTACTGAGCAAGTCGCTCATGGGTTAGATGCACCTGTGGATCGCTCAGGGCACGCGTAGGCAGGCGTCCTCGATCCCCCAGCAGGGTCAGCCGCTGGAAGAGAGAACGCCCGCCTACGGGGCTCCTAGGGGTTAGTTGAGGCCGTGCTCGTCAGTCTTCGGGAGGAACGGGAGCTTCCTGCCCGCGATAGCGTTCAGGGTCTCGTTCGTGCCCTCTGCGGCCTCGATACCGTTGTCCTTCAGGAACTGGCGGATGGCGCCGAGGGTGGCCGCGTCGGGGGTGATCTTGACGGCCTCGCCGGTCTCTTTATCGATGGCAGTCTTACCGTTCTCAAGGATGTCCTTGAATACGGTCGCCAGGGCGGCGTGGAGCGCCTCCATGGTCTTCTTGCTGGCGGTGCTCATCGGAAGATGAACTCCTTGATCTTGTCGGCGTAGAGCCCGGCCACGGCGGCGACGAGGACGTATCCCCATCGCGCTGCCGCGAGGAAGCCGGTGCCCTGCGCCTTGACGGTTTCGAGATTGCTGACCCGGTCTTCGAGGGCGCCGAAGCGTTCCTCGGCCCGTTCGTCAGCTCGCTTCTGAGCGGAGAGGAAGGTGTCGACCTTCCCCTCCAGCCGGCCCAGCGCTAGGAAGAGCTGGTTGTCCGCCTCCATCACAGCCTCGCGGCGGCGATGAAGAGGGCGTCGATCTCCTCCTCGGTGATGCCCAACTCGGGCGCCAGCATCGAGACGTAGGGGTTCGACCTCAGCCACTCGTTGGCGCTGTCGTACCAGATGCGAACCGGGCGGTATTCGTGAGCCGCGATGACGGCCTCAAGCTGATCGAGGAGACCGGCGTTGTAGAGGGCCATCTGAGCCTGCGCCTTGGAGACCACGGTCGGTGCCGGGGGTACCGGGGGGACGTAGGGGTCGATGGCCACCCCTTCGTCCAAGAGTGCCCGGAAGTCGGTGTTGTCCTCCACGGTCGGGATAGCCAGCCCGTCACTTCGGAGGATCAAATTGTTGAACGGATTGGCGTAGCGATAGGTGAACATGTCAGAGTTCCGCGTTCGCGGTCCAAGTGAAGGCCGCCGTGATGTTCGTGCTCGTCGAAGCGATGTTGAACAGGTCGAAGTGATCCGTCGCGGTCAGATAGATCGCGTAGGACTGGAGGCTGCTCGTCGAGTAGTAGCTGTAGCCAACAGTCGGTACGGTCCTCATGGAGACCGGGAACTGGGTCCGGTAGGTGTCGCCGAAGGTCGCGTTGACGGCGCCGAAGATGTGGTAGGAGGCACCCGCCGCGTAGTAGCGCTGGCAGAGCGCGGCCTCGGTGCCCCGGAAGCGCCACTCGAAGGTGTTGGCCACCGAGCCCATCTCGAACTGGACCTTCTTGAAGGTCGTCGCAGCGGTGGTGACGACTTTGCACTGGACGTGCGTGGTCGCCTGAGTGGGTACCGTGAGGGTCACGCCGCGCCGACCTGAGCCTGCGGTGATGACGCCGCTGACCATGGTGGCGCTATCGTAGGTCCCGACATGAACCGTGATGTTCGCGCTGGGGTCCTCGACGGACACCGTAACGACCTGCCCGGCAATGCCCGGCTCCTCGATATGCTGGATCATGGTGCCATTAAGCGTGACCACCTGACTGGCACTCACGGTCATGTTGGTGCCGTTCGAGCAGTACCAGCGGTCCCAGCCGTAGCCGCCTGCGAATACCCCGCCCGTCGCACCGCGCTGGTTGATCCGGAAGCAGCCGTTGATGAGGAGGTTCTTGGCGGCAGGCTTCAGGTTGCCAGCATGCCACGGGGAGACGAGGTTCGTGCTGTCCCACGGGGTGGCACCCCACGTCGGCCGCACTGCGAGAACCATCTGACCGCTCGTCGCGGCCATGTAGAACGGGCTATCGAGGTACGTCCCCGCCGCGTTGTAGCGGTGGATGAACAGGTTCGCGTCAGGTCCGTTGCGGGCGATTTGCCAGCGATCCACGCCACTCGTCTTGAAGGCGACGATGGCGTTGCCGTCAGGGCCGGCATCGGTGGACAGCCACGACCAGTTGGCGCCGGTAGCCATCGTTCCCAACGGGCCGAGGTAAATGCCGCCCGACTTCGGGATGTAGCTCGACGGGTCCCAGGTAGCCGCCGCAGCCGCAGAGGCAGCCGCTTGGTTCTTGAAGGTCTCCGCGTCGTTCCGATAGGTGAGCGTCGTATTCCGGTACTGCTGGGCATCGTTTGCCCATGCTTTGGCGGAATACTTGCCTGTCTCGACCGGCCCGTCAGTCTTCTCGGCCCACGCCTTCGCGGCCTCCTTGTGGAGATAGGCGTTGTTGTCGTGCGTGGCCGCAGTCGCGCGGGAAGCGTCGGCAGCATTCTTGAAGGCTTCGGCAGCCTGCTGCGCCGCATAGGCGTAGGTGTAATAGTCGTAGGCCTGCGTCCGGTAGCTATAGGCGTCGTTCTTCGCCGTCTCCGCAGCATTGCGGTGACCCTGCGCGGCATCACGGTATTGGAGAGCCAGGTCTCGCGCCACCAGCGCAGCGGCCAGCGCCGTCTCGGAGCCCGTGCGGGCAGCGACAGCGGCCTCCTTCTGGGCCGTCGTCTGGTTCAGCAGCGAAGTCTGCTGCGGCAGGAAGGTGCCTTCGAAGTAGCGCTTGTTGACGACGTCCTGCGGCCCGGTCGGGTCCGCCACGGTGCCGATGCGCCGGTTGTTGGCCGAGTAGCTGCCGTCCGGCTGGATGCCGAGCGTGCCGCCCGCGATGTCGTAAGCCTCCTGCGCGAGGTAGAAGGTCTGCAGGGTTGCGGTGTCGAGGTCCGCTTCGGTCAGCGTGGAGCCGTCCACGAAGTCGGTGAGCGGGGTCTCGCGCGGGGTGCTGCGCCTGACCTCGACGACCGTCCCGACCGCAGGAGCGACAGCGGTCTGCACGAGGCCGTTGTTGAGGAAGGTGAAGGCCACGGCCACGCCATCGACCGTGACCGAGATGTGGTCGCGGGAGAGGTAGCCGAAGTCGATGGGGAACTGGCGGTTGATGCCGTCCCCCGAAAACTGTTCGAAAGAAAGGGCCATTGTGGTCCTCAGAAAGAGAAAGGCCCCCGCAGCGGTCAGCTACGAGGGCCAGTTCAGGGTGGAGATTACGGGCCGTCAGAAGGCCCTGTCGGGTCTCTCTGGCTTCTTCTTCTTGTCGAACTCGGGAAGGTCCGAGATGCCGAGGTTCATGAGGTGGATGAAGGGCACCCAATTGCCCCACGGGAACGCCTTGGCGAGGCCCCTGACGTCCTGCTGCGAGAGCTGGTTGTCGCCCTGCAGGAGGTTGCCTGACATCGCGCCAACGCCCTTCTGGACGTCGTCGAGCAGGCTGAACGTCGGGTTGCCCGTGATGAAGTTGCTGGCCTGCCCGCTCATGCGGTAGCCGAACACGGGCTCAACCCCCGCCGCGCCGAGCGCGCTGTCGACCATGGTGGGCATGAAGGACGACCAACTGGTGCGCTGGAAGCCGCCCGCGAGGAGCCCTTCCCACGACAGCGCCTTGTCCAGCTTCTTCTCGCGCTGGGGGTCCGTCGCGAAGCGGTAGTGACTGTACGCGATATGCGACAGCACACCGCCGAGGCCGGTAAGCAGGAAGGTCGAGGCCGTCTCCCAGTCGCGCATGTGGATGTTGTGCAGCAGGTGCCGCGACCACGCGCCCATGACGAAGGAGCGGAACTGGAAGACGAGCTTCCCGAACCACGTCCCCATGACCCGCGACATCGCGCCGGGGTCGTTCTTCAGGACGGCGTATTCGGCCCACCGGGTGGCGCCCATCTCGAACGACGCTGCGGCCTCTCTGTCGGGCCACTTCTCGATGTTCATCCGGGGCAGCTTCCGGCCCTCGACGTCGCCGTCAATGAAGGTCCGGTTCTCGCGGATCATCTTGAAGATCCGATTGCCCATGTCCCGGTCGATGCCCATGCCGGCGAGCCGCTCCCAGTTCACCGCGTCACCATCCGCCATGTGGGCGAACTTGGCGTAGACGCCGCGTGCCGCGAAGCGTTGGAGCCCGGTGTTGATCGGTGCCATCAGCGACATCGCCGTGGTGGCCCGCTTCAGCTTGCTCATGGTGGCGTCGTAGCGGTCGCCGAGGGTGTCCCCGAACTTGCCGTCGATGTGGCCACCACCGGCCTCGATCTTGGAATGCAGGCTGCCCCGCACCCAGTCGGTGCCGTAGTTGGTCAGGTACTCGATGTCCCGCGCAATCTCGTCCGAGAGCTGCCCGGTGCGGGCGTCACGGATCATGTGCCGGAAGGCCGGCATGGCGGACAGCGAGGCCTTGAGCCCCACCGACGACGCGACGTGGAAGAACTCGTTGACCTGGGCGAAACCGACGTTGCCCATCACGCGGACGAAGTTGTAGTCGCGCAGCCGGCGCAGAGCCTGTCCCCACTGCGTCTGGTCGGCTTCGGTGCTGAGACCGAGGACTGAGCGGCGCAGGTAGTCGAGGTTCTGGCGGTCGAGTTCGAGCCCAGCCTTACGGCCCTTCTCGTCGACCTTGCCGTTCTGGAAGGCGTCATCCCACGTCTGGGCGAGGCGCTGCATCATCTTCTCCCAGTCCGCCGATTTCGACAGACCGGAGACCAGCATCTCGGGCTCGTTGGTCGGGGGCTTCCATTCACCCGAGACCTCGAAGACGGGCGAGCCGTCCTTCGTTTCGTTGATCTTCTGCCCCTTCACGGTCTTCTTCCGGTTAGCCGGTGAGTTGACCCGCCAGTCGCCCTTCAGCGAGTTGAAGATGTCCGCCAAGGCGTCATCGACCTTCGGCCCCGAGACCAGCTTGTGGCCGGCTGCCGAGGCGTAATCGACCGCTGTCTCCAGCAGATCGCGTGCGGCCTCCGGGTCGGTGGTCTTCAGCTCGAACTTGTCGAGGACCATGTTGCCGTTCTGCAGGCGCAGCTCGGCGGTCCCGTTCTCGTTCCTGATGATGGGCGTCGCCGGGCTGTCGATAAGCTCGACGTTGGCGCGCTTGATCGGCCGGACGTGCATGTCGGTGAAGAGCGGGTTCTTGACGCGGACCTGATGCAGGCCAAGGAGGCCCGACATCTGCCGCGAGTACCCCTCGAACACCGAGATGGCGTCGTTCTCGAACAGGTCCATCAGCCGGAACTCCAGCGTCTGGCCGTACCTGGGGTCGGTCTTGTCGGTGACCGTGAGGTGGTCCGTGAAGGTCTCGTCGTAGAGAGCACGAGCCTTCCCGCGCGGCGAGGCGCCGGCCTTGGGGTCTTCCTTGCCCTTGATGAACCCGAGGACGTTCTCGATCTCGTCGGGCTTCATGGTCCCGAACTCTTCCATCATCTCGCGCAGAGCGTCGACATCGCGACCGCCGACTGCCCGGTCACCCTTCAGGTCGACGTCGGCTGCCAGCTCACGGAGCCGCTTGACGTAGCCATCGGCCCACTTGCGGGCGACCGCGGAGTCCATGCCGGGGTGCATCGCTTGGAAGCCCTTGGCATAGGCGCTGGTGATGGCCGGATCGCCGAACAGCTTCGTCTTCTCGGCGATGCGCTGGTTGGAGCGCTGGCGCATGAGGTAGTTCGTGCTGTCCATCGGCCGCTCGAAACCGGGCAGCGGGTCCAGCTTCTGGCCCGAGAGCTTGCCGGGGTCCTGCGCCAGATCAGCGAACTGCTGGTGCAGCTTGCGGATCGTCGCTGCCATCTTCTTGGCCTGCGGCGAGAACTCGGCATCGCGGGACGGGTCGGTGTTGCGAATGGCTGCCGCAATCTCCTCGCGGAAGGTGCGCTCGGCCGAGGCCTTGTCCGCCCAGCCCACGTCCTTGTCCTTGAGGTAGGACTTGAACGCCGGGTGCCAGTCACGCGCCAGCTCGTTCATCGCGCCGTCGTGGACGCGCCTCTGGTACTCGGTGGCGGCGAACTCGGTCGCCACGGACTTGTCCTTGTTGCCTACCGCATCAAGACCGAGCTTGCCGCCCACGGCCCGCGCAACGGGGCTCTCGGAGGACTTGAGCTGCCCCACCGCGTCGAAGCGCAGGGGACCGCTGATGCCGGTCTCGGGGGCGTCTGCATGCCGCCACGCCTCGACCTCGCTGTGGAGGACGTCAGGCCGGGAGAACCGCGCCGCGCCAACAGAGCCCGAGCCCAGCGCGGTGCCAGCGTTCAGATGCTCGCCCTCCTCCTGAAGGCTGCGGCCGATGCGCCGAAGCGCGTCTGCCTCGGCTGCCGTGGCGGGGTTCCTGCGGAGGGCACCGAAGGCGCCGCCGAGGACCATGCCGGTGCCGGCCGCCCAGAGGAGATCACTGCGCTCGGACGTCTCCTTGGAGGCAAAGCGCGGGATTTCGAGGGCCACGTTGCTGGCGGCGGCCATGCCACCAGACGCGAGGATGCGGCCCATCCGGCCGAGCTTCGCCACGCCGGCAGCCTCGGGGATGAGGATCGACGAGGCGAGCCCGACAGGCTCCAGCATCTCGCCGAGGAGCGCGCCAGCCATTCCCTTCCAGCCCGAAGCGCCGATGCGCTGCTGCATCTCGAGTTGGCTGTCGATGCGGCTCCTGATGGTGCGCGCATGGCCCTCCGAGGTGGCATCCTCAAAAGCGTCCCAGTACTTCTGATCGACGCCCTTCGTCAGCTCGTTCAGGAGGTCTTGGCGCTTCGACCACTTGAAGTCGGGGTCGGGCTTCTGATCCTCCAACCCACGCAAGGCCCAGGTCACCGGGCTGGCATCCTTGGCGCTCTCATAGGCCGAGCCCCAGAAGCCGAGACCCTCGACCTTGCTGGCCGCATCCCGGCGCTCCATGTCGGTCACCGGGCTGTTGGGCCGGATGTCGCCGTCGTTGATGCGCGAGCCGTTGTCGAAGGACGCCCTGACGCTCGGGAGGCTGGCTGCCTTGGAGCCCGAGAACTTGTTGAAGACGTCGACCGCCGTGCGCCTGCGGCCCTCCCAGTTGTGGCCACCAGCGGGGTTCGCTGCGGTCCAGCCTTGGGGGCGCTCGAAGCTGATGAAGGCGAGCGCCGCCTCGTCGGGCGTGCTGGAGTTCATCAGGCGGCTGTAGACGCCGCGCTCGGTCGTCTTCAACTCGTGGTCGAGGAAGTCGAGCTGGGTCTTCAGGGAGTGGACGTCCTCGCCGCGCTCGCGGGCGAAGTTCATCAGGTTCGTCTTCCGGCCCTTGCCGGGTGTCGGGTCGCGCCAGCCGGCGATGCCGAGGCCGGTGCCGTTGTCGTGGATCGCGCGGGTGTTGAGGTCCGAGCCGCTCTCGTTCTGGAGGTTCCCCAGAATGCCGGACACGGCTGCATCGGAGTAGCCGAGGCCCTTAAGGTAGCCGTAGGCGTTGAAGGAGGCTTCGCTCATGGGTCCTCTCTGGAAATGGAAGCGGCCCCTAGGGGTTGCCTAGGAGCCGCTGGGTTAGTTGCCGCCGCTGCGCGCGGGGTCGGGGAATGTCCCCATTCGAGCGTCTCTGGCGCGCTGCTGGGCAGCGTTCCAATCGCTCTGCTGCTGGCGGATTTGGTCGCCGATAGCCTTGCGCTTCTCGCCGCTCGCCGTGACTGCAGCCTTCGCGGCCTCCTCGCGGGCGGCCTTGAGTTTCATCAAGGTGTCCGTGGTGACGAGGCTGTCGTCGCGATTGTCGAGGATGTCGCCAGTGTGGGTGTTGCGGAGCACCCAGGCGCCCGTCCCTTCCGAGACCGGCTCCAGCGTGATGTCGCTGGCGTCGAGCTGCTCGCGCTTCCCGTGCTTCCTGACGTACTCGTCGATGTGGGCCTTGGCCAAGTCGGCGAAGTCGGGCGGCAGGGGGCGGTCTGAGGTGTCGATGTAGCTGCCGTTGATCTGGGCGTGGGTGCGCTTGTACTCCTGCACGGCCCGCTTCATCGAGTCCTTCGGCGACAGGCCAGCGCCCGCGAAGACGAACGACCGCTTGTGGATCGCCTGCAGGATGTTGCCCTTGTTCGTGGCGCCCTTGAACTCCCGGTCGACGGTCTCCATCAGGTCCTGACGGGTGCCCTCACCGAGCAGCTCGCGGAGCTTCACGGGGTCCTTGGACATCGTGGCGTACTGGAGCGCCGCCTTAGACGGGTCCATGCCGATGTCCTCGATCATCACGCGCATGGTTTCCCAGCGCTCGCGCTCGTCCTTCGAGAGGTGCGCGTTGACCATCTCCGGGGCTTTGTTGACCAGCTCGGTGTAGCGCTTGTAGCCCTCGGTGAAGGCGGCAGGCAGCTTGTCCCCCGAAGCGGTCACGGCCGAGATGGTCTTAATCCCCGCCGACATCGTCGACTTCCATTCGGGATGGACCATGCCGTTCTGGCGGAAGACAGGCAGCTCGCGCTGGAAGCGTTGCTCGGGCGTCTCACCGTTCCGCTGGGCAGTCTTTTCGCTGACCTCCAGCCACTCCTCGACGGCCTGCTTCTTGTTCTTCTCGGCGTCGATGTCCTTGGTGGTGCCGTCTTCCTTGTGCTCGACAGCCGAGCCAAGGCGGTGGAGCTGGCCATCGTTGATGGCGCCGATGCGGGCAGCCTTGTTGGCCACCGAACTCTCGTCGGCCTTCTCCTTGTTCTGTCGCTCGGTGAACAGCTTCTGCTGCTCCTCCAACCGCTTCTCGATCACCGCCTTGTTGCGGGCCTTGAGCGACGACGCGGACTCGGCTGAGAGGAGGCCCGGCTTATCCTTGAAGAGCTGGTCGACCTCCTCGTCCTTGAGGGTGCCGTCTCGGGACTGGTCATAGAGCCGGAACAGGGTGTCGGAATTGCCCTCGCGGTTCTTCTCGCGGCGCTTGTTGTCGGCCAGCTCGATCAGCTTTGTGGCTGTCGAGCCGTGCTCCCGGTTGGTCAGGAGCGTGAAGCCGTTGGCGCCCTTCGAGTTGACGAGAGCATTGACCAGCTCGACGTTGCCCTGCTCGGCATAGCGCTTGGCGATGTTCAGGACTTCGCCCTCCTGCCACGACGCATCACGGCCGGCGAGCGTTTTGTTGCCGGCAATCTCAGCACGGACCAGAGCCGCGATTTCGTCGGGCTTCTTGTTCTCCGAGACGCCGTTGGCGATGGTCCGCTCCAGCAGCGCCGAGGCGCCCTGTGACAGCTCGTTGTCCGCCTTCTCGACGTTGTGCTTGAGCTGCCCGTTGCGGATCGTGTTCATGCCCGGCTGGATCAGCCGAAGGTACTCGTTGGTGAAGCGCTGGCCGGTGCCGCCGTTCTCCTTCAGGCGGGCGTCGACCCGCTCCCTGAGGAACGCCTCGACATCCTTCCCGTCCTTCGCGCCGGTCGCCCACTCTTCCTGCCACCGCGTCACGTCGTCCTGGGCCATCTTGGCGGCGAACAACTCCTGCGCCTTTTCCTCCTTGAGGGAGGTCGCCAGCTCGCCGGTCGGGTTGTCACGCAACTCGGTGCGGACATCCTCGGCTTTCATCGTCGCGAGCTTGGCGTTGATGGTGGCGTGCTTGTCCTTGTCGCCCTCCTTCAGCGCCTCTCCGAAGCTCAACAGAGCCGGGTTCAGCGAGGCCAAAGAGGCCATCAGGCGCTCGGCATCGTTGTCCTTGGGGAGCGCTGCCGGGCGCGAGTAGGTCTCGACCGGGGCGGCTTGGGGGCGGAGCTTCTGGTTCCGGGGGACGCCGTCCTCGGTCACCATGGTGCGGCCGGTATTGCGCGTGCCCGCTTCGGGCCGCTCTTGGAGCCCGCCGCTCAGGCCGGGAACGAGTGCCATGTGCGGCCTCCTTGGTTAGCTGTTCTTGCTGAATTTCTGGTAGGTCGAGAACGAGTTGAGACCCGCTGCCGCGACCCGCAGGCCGGCATCAACCCAGCTCGGCTTCTGGCCCTGAGGCACTGCCGCCACGCGGTCCTGATACTGGGAGACGAGACCCTTCTTCTCCTGCTGGAGCTGGGTCACGGTCCAATCGGTCTGCTGGTCAATGCGGTCGTTATGCCGCGCCTCGCGACCCGCGAAGTCCCGCAGAAGGGCATCCACGGACAGGCCGGATACGCCAGCCTCGCCGGCCGCCGTGCGGACAGTCGCCTGCGCCTTGCGCGCGTCGAGGGCGGTGTCGAACTTCTGAGCCGCCGCAGCCTCCATTTCCTGGGACTGGCGGATGCCGAGGTCGGTGTTCTTGTCCTCGAAGGCCTTGCGGGCGTTCTCTTTGTTGATGTGGTGCTGAAGCGTCTGGTTCTTGGCAGCGATGTTCTGCTGCTGGTAGCCGATGACGGCCGAGGCCGCGCTAATCGCGAACGTCGCCGCCGCCATCACGACGGGGAGGCACATGCTGTAACCTCGCAAATTCGATGAAGGGGACCCGGCCCGCGCCGTAAAGGGGGTGCCGGAAGATGAAGCGGTAGCCGAGCCAGCGGAGCCACTCGATGTGGACCGTGTTGCGCTCGTCCACGAAGTTGGTCAGGACCGGGAAGTCCTGATGAAACCGGGTGGTCAGGCTCTTAGACAGCCGTAGGAAGGACAGGCGGTTCTCCTTCACGGCATCCGTGCCGAGGAGCCAGACGCTGCCCACGAGGGGGTCGTAGGTCTTCCCCACGCCGAACATGCAGACAGGGTCGCCATTCGGCGCCACAGCAGTCAGCGGCTCAAGGGAATGGAGGAGACCCATCGTCAGGGCCTCCTCCGGGGTCACGTCCGCTGCGGCTGTGATTTCCTCCACATCCGCCCGGCGCATGCGGGAGCCGATGAAGGGGATATCATCGGGGGATGCGGGGCGGATGTGCAGGGTCATGTCAGAGCCTCTTGGAGCGGATGGTGAAGCTGGCCTCCCACTCGGCGCTCAAGAACGCGCAAGGCAGGAAGGTGTCGTTGACCAGCTCGATGGTGACGGCGTCGTTCTTCGAAGCCACGGGGAACGGGAACTGGCCCGTCTCCACCGCAATCTCGCCGATGGCGTTGCGCGCAGAGCCGACCACGCGACCAGAGAAGACGTAGGTGTAGGGCTCGCGGCCGACCGGCGTGACGATGGCGCGGAAATAGCCGGTGTCGGCGTAAGTCAGCGTCATCCTGCGGAGCTGCAAGCGGCCCTCGCCCACGGGCTGCTGCCCCTTCCCGCCTGCGTCACCCTCGCGGATGATCAGGGTCGAGAAGCGGTAGCGGAAGGCGTACTTCCGGCCGAAGTAGAAATCCGTCAGCTTGCCCCTCAGGGACAGCGTTTTGTCGGTGCCGGGGGTCCACTTCGTTACCCGCCCAGGTCGGAACTTGGGGTCCTCGTTATCGGTCCAAGCCACCAGTTCCCACTCCTCGCCGGGTAGCCGGCCGAAGGGCATGATGATGGTGGTGGTGTCCGTCGCGACATCGTAGACGGCCGGGGCGGTTGCCTTGTTCAGGCGGCGGTCGAGGTGGGCTGTGAAGATTTGCCCCGGATCAGCTCGACCCGGCTCCAACGACATCACCTCGATGTAGGCGCCATCGGGCCGGGAGACGACGATCCAAAGGTCGCTCTCGATGAAGTCGCAGTTCAAGACCTGATCGTGCTCGGGGAATTCCCAGCGCGACCACGCCGACTGCAGCTTCTCGGCGCCGCCCCAGTAATATCGGTAGACGTAGAGCGCGTTCCGCTTGTCGCTGGAAAGCGCGACGAGCACGTCCTCGTTGGACGAGGCGGCCAGCTTGACCACGTTCTTGGGCAGGTAGCGGGGGCAGTGAGCGGTGACCTCGGCGGCGTCGTTCAGCTTCGTGTCGCCATCGACGTAGAACTCGCGGATGCCGGTGAACTGCCCCTTGCCGACTGCGAAGTAGACGTTCTTGCCGGCCCCTACGGGCTTGGCCTTGAGCGAGCACTCGAACTCGGTGGTCTGGTTCACAGACACCGTGGCCGGCGTCAGCAACTCGGACTTCCCCAGCATGAACTGGGTCTGGTCGGAGAAGAGCAGCAGGCTCTCGTTGAACGGGATGGCATGCCGCAGGATCGAGACCTTGACGTGCGATGCGGCCACGTCCACCGGGTCGGTGTCGAGCTGCTGCAGCGCCGAGGCCGGAAAGAACTTGAAGAACTCGCCCGCCTGCGAGAAGCAAATGTTCTCGTCCGAAAGGAAGCCCAGCCGATTACGGTGGAAGAAGACGTCGTTGATCTTCCGCCCCACGAAGGACGGCATCGGCGTACTCTCTTCGTCACCAACCTTGCGCTCGGCCCACGTCGCCGGCCCGAAGGTGAACGTCCCGTTGGCCTCACGCCGCAGGGTATGCGGCATCGTGGCGGGGTCGATCTTGTACTTCTCGCCGGGCTTGGCGGTCTCCTTCCACGTCCCGCCGTAAGGGTTCGTCGAGTCAGCCTCGAACTGGACATAGTAGTTGTCGAAGGCGTTCTCGTTCGTGCCCGTAATCTCTGAGAAGAAGCCGGGGTACGACCGCGCCGGGAGGTCGGAGAACCGCTGCGCCTTGCGCGTGATCAGCTTCAGAACTTGATCGCCCAGCCCGTCTTGGGCGTAGGTGAAGAAGTTGTTGGTCGGGTGCGAGATGTATACCACGGAGCCGAACAGCCCCACGGTGAAGCCCGACGACGTCAGCCCCGCGAGCTGGTTATAGAGCTGGCTGGCAATATGGGTGGTGGTGATCAAGGCGGCCTGATCGGCGCCGGTCGCGTGGGGGGTCGTGAAGACCGCCGAGGTGCCCGCTACCGTGGCCTGATAGGTGGTCGAATAGGCGCCCTGCTTGACCCAGAACATGGCCTCGAAGGGCCGCGCCGGGATGGTGGCGGGCAGCGCCTGACACACCACCTGCTTGTTCACGAGGAAGGTGTAGTCGGCCACGGTGACCGCCGTGATGTCCTCGTGAGGGTTCGCCGCGTTGAGGTAGGCCTTCCCGTTGGGGAAGTTCACGGACACCTGAGAGCCGTCCAGGCGGAAGACCCTGAGGTCGCCGTTGGTGGTCACCACGACGTACCGCTCAGCGGCATCACGATTGATCATGTGGACGTGCGCGGCCGGCAGCGGCGTCGAGCTGAACTTGGCAGCGTGACGGGACGGCGGGCGCTTGCGGAGCCCCTCGACGACCGAGGAGTAGGCGTTCACCTGCTCTTCGGCCTGCGATGCCAGACGCAGCGCGTAGGGCTGCTGGCTCACGCCGTTGATCAGGTTTGGAATGGTGGTGGAGACGATGCTCATCGATCGAGCACCCCCGCCACGGAAGCGCTCTCGGTGAGCACGTTGTAGCCGCGCGTCTCGGCCTCGGCGTCACAGAGCGAGGACCACGCGATCAGCTCGTCGCGTCGGTTGAACGCGGAGGCGTCTCCGCTACCGACCCGGTCCTCTTGGAACTTGCGGGCCGCCGAGAGGGCCACGAACTGGCGCCCTGCCTCGGGCATTTCGTCGAACGGCAGGAGGCTGACGAGATTGACCGTCAGCGCGCGGTCGAAGCTGTAGCTGTGCTTGCGGCGGTCGTAGAGCCGGGTGCCGCGCTGCACGACATCGACGTCCTGATCGGGCCGCGTGGTGTCCACCTTGAGGGTGTTGGCGGGGACGTTGATGAAGCCGTCAGGGAACGTGCGGGGAAGAACGAGGTCGGGGTCGGTGTTCCAGTGCCAGCCGCGCTCTTGGACACGCCTCATGGTGGCGCGGAGCTGCTGACGGGCGAGCACGGCATCGACGACGCCGTTGCTCTCGACGGTGTTGACTGGGCTCTCGCCGATGCCGGCCAGCATCAGGTTGATGGCGTCCAGCTCCGTCGTCAGGGTGAGTTGCTGCATCGTTGAGACCAAAAAAACCGGGGAGAGCCCGAAGGCCCTCACCCGGTTCATGAGTGGGAATGTCCCGATAGTGGGACGGTTTAGTTACGCGACAGCGTTGCGGATTTCGACCGCGCCCTCGGGACGGAGGACGCCGTGGCCGACCGCGTACTTGGCAACCAGCAGGTGACCCTGATTGGAGACCTTGTACTCGGACTCCATGCCGAGGTCCCAGAGCTTCACGGTGCCGACCGACTGCTTGTGCAGGACAAGCGCGGCGGTCTTCGAGAAGTCACCGGCGTAGCGGTTCGCGGTGCCCGCCTCGACCGTGTCGTTCGCGACAACCGCACGCGGCAGGTTGTTGGTCTTGACGATGTCGATGCCGGCGATGCGGAGGATTTTGCCGTCCGCGTAGGAGCCGCGACCGCCCCAGTCGGAGTTGATGTTGCGGACCGCCTTGACGAGGGCGTTGTACTGCTTCGGGCGGACGTAGGCGAAGCGCTCGTCCTCGGGGACGTCCTTCTCGTCGAGCTGCTCGGCCGCGAGGAACAGGGCCTCCGCGAGGTGCTCGCCGTTGGTCAGGAAGTCCGGCGTGGCCGGCAGGCCGTCCGCGTCGGTGCCGATGACCGAGCCACCCGGCAGACCCTGGACGACGTTCGTGGCGCGAGCCGCGAGCAGGCCGACCTGCAGGATATGGCGGTCCATCTGGCGAGCCAGCGCCCGGCCCATCTCCTTGGTGACGATGGAGCGGTAGTCGAAGTGCGCCTTGGCCTCGTCGATGTTAGCGATGAAGGCGTCCGAGATCAGGACGTCGTCAATCGGGATGACGATCTCGGCCTGATTGGTCTTCTTGCCCTTAATCTCCGAGCCGACGATGTGGTACGAGGCGCCGATGGTGCCGACACGCGGGAACGAGGCAGACTTGCCCTCGGTGATGGTGCGGGTCAGCGTGCGCTCCAGCGCGACGTTGGTCTCCTCGAAGTTGGTGATGACCTCACCAGCGAACTTCTTGAGGAACAGGGCGTCGACTGCACCAGCAGAGTTGATCTGGCCGATGCGGACGACAGTAGCGTTAAGATCAGACATAGAGCCTGTTTTCCTTGAGTGAGCTTGGGGGAAGTTGAAATGCTTCCGGCCGCTCGAACTCACGCACCACGCGAAGTTATCGCCCCGCAGGGCGGCTATGGTCGTGGGTGGTTTTTACGGGGATGCGAGCCACCGCCGACTTCGGCAGGTGTGGCTAATCTTCCAGCTACTCAGGAATTTAGAAGGGTATCCTCCCTCGGCAGCGGCATTACAAACCGCCTCTGTCGCGTTACGGACGCGATCTACCGGTAATGAGCGGGGGCCTTACGAGAGGCCGACCGCCGAGAGCACCATCGGAACCCACGAGGGGACCGAGTAGCCCAGGTACTGAGCCGCAGCGATGACGCCGACGATGGCCGCTGCGATGTACTTCTTCTTGCCGTCGAGGACGGCCTTCACCTTGTCGAACACGGTGTCCTCACATGATGTTGGAACGGGCGAGCTTCTGCTCGACCGAGGCGCGGAATGCGGGGTCTTTCTGGTAGCGGGGGTCGCGCATGTCGGCCGTGAGCTGGGCCGTGGACTCGTATCGGTCGTGCGACTCCGAGCGCCCGCCGCCGAGCAGCTTCGGCTGGACGCCGTTGGCTGCGGTGTACTTGGCGTAGAGCCCCTCGACCGCGAGGCGGACAACGTTGATGTCGCCGCTGTCGACCGCCGTGTTGTAGGCGGTGAGCTGGTCCTTCGGGACGTTCACGGCGGCCCACTGGGACATGGCCGTGAAGTTCTCTTCACCGCCCACGGCCGACATCACGTTGGTCCGGTAGCTGTCGGCGAGAGCCTGCTGACCGGCGATGTGGGCATCGACCACGGCGCGCGGGATGTTCTTCGCCGCCATGGCCGCATAGGTGGCCTCCGACAGCTTGCCCGTGGACATGAACTCCTGGGCATAGGCGTCGTAATCGAGGCCCACCGCAGCCAGCGCCTCGGCGCCCTTGTCGGCACCCTGCTGCTGGTTCTGCGGGGTCTGATTTGCCGAGGCTTCCGGCTTGCCGGCCTGCTTGGCTTCGAGCGCCGCGTAGGCCTCGGCCATCGCCTTCATCGGATCGGCGGCATTGCGGAACTTCTCGGGGACGAAGTCGGGGACCGTAGCCTTGGGAGCTGCGGCTGCGTCCGGCGTCTGGGCCGCATCGAAGCGGGCAGCCATCGCGGCGTCGTGTTCAGGCGTGCCCGGTGCCGGCTGCGAGGCCTGGTTGTTTTCCGGGGCGTTGGCTGCGTCGTCCATGGGACCTCAATAGGTTCGGACCCGGAGGCGGATGCCGCCTACGTCGTGGACCGTGATGTTGGTGGGAGGGGTGGTGTCTGTGGGGGCCTTAGCCTCCACCTTCGGGTCCGACTTGGGCTGCCTCTTGCGGGGCGCCTTCGCCGTCTCCGGTGGGCTTGAGTTGGTCACGCAGGATGTCCATTCCCTTCGGGCCGAGCTTCTCAAGGATCATCTGGAGCTGGGCCTGCTGAGAGGCCTGGGCCTGCTGCTCCTCGTCGAGAACGAGGCCAGCCATGTCGATGCCGAGAGCCGTGCCACGGCGCTTGATGTACTCGCCGACGTTCAGGTGCTGGGAGACCAGTTGCGGCCCGAAGGCCTGCTGGATACCCGCGATGAGCGCGTCGAGCTTGTTGAGGTCGTGACCCCGCCCGAGCGCTTCCATGCCGGTCGTGATCGACGGCTTGAGCAGCTCCTTCGGCAGCGGGGGAAGCAGCTTGCGCCGCTCCATGTCGTGCATCAGCGAGGTGACGTACCGGAGCTGAAACTCCTGCGACAGGATCGAGTAGACCCCGCCGAGAGTGTCCTCCAGCTCGCCGGCCATGGTCCGAATTTCTTCGGCCGTGACGCGCTCCCCGTTCCGCTGGATCGCGGAGTTGAGGAGGAAGGCGAGCGACAGGCGCTGCTCGATCATCTCGATGGTGCGGAAGGCAATCTGGAAGTCGGCGAACTTCTCAAGCTGCAGGACCGAGACGTCTTCCTTGCTGCCCGAGCGAACGGCGCCGCTCTCGCTCTCCGACACCGACTTCATGGAAGTGGTGCCGTTGGGGTTCACGAAGAACACCACCTTGGCGGCAGCGGCAGAGCCCTCGACGATGGCCTTGGTTAGGGCTTCGAGGGAGCGGAGGTCGCCGATGTGGTCCTCGACGTAGCCGCGACCGTAGCTTTCGCCGTCGATCTTCGACCAGCGGAGCGGGAGCCAGGGCGACTTGTCGAGCGGGTAACGGCCACGGGTGCCGTCAATCTCGATGCCCTTGATTTCCTGATGCACATCCCAGCCGCTGTCGGTGCGGACGATGTGAGTGAACAGGTCAAGGGTGCGGTGGTTGGTCGAAGACTTCCGCCCTTGCTCGCCCTTCGGGAGAGCCTCAAGGACGGATTTCGGCAGCGCCGTGGGCGACACACTCTCCTTGACGACAATCTCCAACACGTTGCCATCCGGGTCGCGCAGGACCACGAAGCGGTCGAGGTTGAAGACGCGGACGCCGCCATAGGGCATCAGGTAGAGCAGGACATTGCCGGCGACGATGAGTTGCTTCAGGGCCTCGCCGATGGAGGTCCGGGAGGCATTGGTCTCGATCTCCGTCATCACGGAGCGCTCGACCTTGTTGAGGGCCTTCTCGACCTCGCCTCGGGCGCCTTCGCGCTGGGCCAGCTTTTCGAGGACGAAGTCGTCGATCTGCAGGCGGAAGAACGGGGTGTTGGGAGGGAGAAGGGAAAGAAGCAGCTTGGCCGAAAGGTTGTTCACCCCCCTCGCCCCGACGCCCTGAAACGGGGTGTAGAGCTTCGACGTCCCGTTGTGCCCTTCGGGCGGCATCAGGGACGGAATGGTGAGCTTGGCCGACTGGCGGGCTCGGGTGAGGAACGGGTCTCTTTCGGATTGAAGCTGCGTGTATCGGGACGCAGCGGTCGTCATCTCGTTAGCCAACCGGGATGTTCAGGCCCGTGCCGCCACCAGCGCCACCCATCGACAGGTCGATCTTGAGGGCGTTGCGGCCCTTGCGCTTGGCCTTCTCCATGTCCGTCTCTTCCGTCCCAGCGGGAGCCGGATCGGTCTGAGCAACGGAGGCATTCGGGGCGGCCGGGGCCGGAGCAGGAGCCGGCGTTTCGCTGGCCTGCTGGATCATGGCGAGGCGCTGGGCCTTGCCACTCATCTTGCACATGAGGGTGTCCTACGGGTTGTCCGCTAGGACCGACTTGTTCTGCTCCTCGAAGACGGCGCGGAGGGCGCGGACGACTGAGGTCTGGCCGCCCCGATGGTAGAGCTTCGCCAAGTCCTCGGAGGGGCTCGGGCTCTTCTCGGGGTAGGCGCGTTCGAGGTGATCCAAGAGGGCCTTGGGAATGGGGGGATGGTTCCGAGCGTCCATGAGACAGCCTCTGGTTTCCTAGGGTGGGCCTTAATTACCCGGAGATGAGATGGTCCCACCTCCGGGTATGTTCGGGCATGACTAGGCCGTCTTCTGCTTCTCGAACTCGATCAGGAGGTCGAGACAGTGTCGGGCCTTCTCAAGGTCTTGCAGACCGTTCTTCGCGCGAAACCGCGAGACGTACTTGATGATGGTGTGCTGGCAGGCATCGAGCCCGTTGACCATCGAATAGGTCATCGGCTGGATCGCCATGTCGGTGTAGTGCGACCCGCCGACCTGGGTCTTCAGGGCCGGCGCCTTGGGGGCATCGGTGAAGGGCTGGCGCGGGGGGATTGGCGGGCACCCGGCTGGGAGGCGGCACATCTCGCCCTTCTCCGCACCGCAGATGCCACACCTTACTGTGGTGTCCAAAGGATGGGTTCCTTCTTCTTGAAGTCGTAGTCGGTGGCGCGGAGGATGCGGGCGCAGCGGGCTTGCGTGATGGCCTCGGCCTCGTTCAGCCCGGCCTTCTCGTAGGCCTTGACGACGGCAGCCCATGCGCCGTGCTCGGCTGCGTCAGCGCCGGACAGGATGGCTTCAGCGCCCTTCGGTCCCACCTTCGGGCAGCCCTTGTAGCCGTCCGTGGTGTCGCCTGTGAGCGTCTGGTAGAGGTGCCAGTAGTCGGCCTCGTCCTCGCGGATGAAGGTCAGCTCGGCATCCTCGGTGCCCCAGCGGATGAACCAGCCGGGGATGGTCTTCATGTCCTTGTCGATGGACACGATGATCCGCTGCTCGTTGGTCGGGTTGGACCGCGTGGCGAGGATGCCCATGCAGTCGTCGCCTTCGAGGCCCGGCTTGAAGTAGGCCTGCCGCTCGTCGATCAGCCACTGCTTGAAGGCCTTCAGGACGATGGGCTTGCGGACGGTCGTGCGCTGGCCCTTGTAGGTGGGCAGGACGCCGAACCGGAAGTTGCCCTCGCTGTCGGTCAGGCAGAGCTTGATCTCGTCGCCCTTGAGCTTGACCATGATCTGGGCGAGCTGGTTGTCGAACTCCTCGACGACCTCGTCCCAGATGACGTTCCACGTCCAGTAGCCGGGCTCCCATTCGGTGGCCTTCTCGCAGGCGAACGCGGCGTTGTAGGCGAGGACGTCGGCGTCGATGAGGAGAACACGCTTGCTCATGCGCGCCCCATCCACGGGACGTCCTTACACGGCCACTGCATCACCTCGTCCTTGACCGGACAGAGGCGCACAGGTTCGGCCGAGCGCCGGGCAGCGGGGAAGAAGTCGTGACCGATTGCGGTCCCATAGAGGGCCATGGTCAGTGCCCAGATACTGAGGGCGCCGAGGAGGCCTAAGCCGCACTCAGCAGCCATCCGAAGCAGGCGCTTCTGCATCGGTTTCTCCGTTCGGTTCGAGGGAAAGGGCGTGGGCGTACAGCTCCTCGACGAGGGCCATCAGCGGCATCTCCGGGTTCAGCACGACCACGGCGTCAACGGTCCCCACAGGGGCACGCAAAAAGCCCCCGGAGATGGACTCCGAGGGCGGGGTGTTCAGCAGCAGGAAGCGGGGCATCAGTTGTCGCTCATCCCCTTCAGAATGAAGAGCCGCTGGAGCCCGGCCGGCGTGATCCGCCAACAGTTGTCGTAGAGGCCTGCCGCCATCTTGGTGGTGATGAAGCCGTCCGATGCCGCCATGGCGACAGGGACAGCCGCGAGACGGGCGAAGTCGCTCTTCACCGTGAAGTGCGCCTTCCAGCAGCGCTCCAGAACGTCAGTGAGAGTCGGCCCACGTTCGGCCTGCTTTTGCGGTGCCGTCGATGGGGACGCGGAAGCCGAGCTGGACGCCGGCTTCGACCATTGATTGGACGACGATCTTGCCGATTTCATCAGCGAGTTCCTTCTTACATTCGATCTGGAGTTCATCGTGGATGTGGGCGACCAGCGCCCAGTCCCGCCCGAAAACGTACCCACGAGTGGATAGGTTGTCGTAAGCGAGAATGGTCGCGAGCTTGGCGACCAGCGCCCCTGCGTTTTGCAGGAGGGTGTTCAGGGATGCGTGGGCATGGCGCACCGCGAGGATGCGACCGTCGAGCGCCTTCAGCGTCCCTCCCGCCTTGGCCTTAGCCGAGACGTCTTCCCGCAGCCGGGCGAGCGCCGGGGTCTGCTTCAGGAAGCGGGTCTTGAGCATCCCGCCCTTGACGATGGTGGCAACCAGAACCGGATCGAACTTCCGCTTCTGCTTCTCCAGCATCGCCACGGCACGAGCCCAGCGTTGCCCCTGCGTGAGCGGGAACTTCGCTACCTCCTCGTCCGAGACGCCGGCAATCGAGCCGAGCTTCTCGTCGCCTGCCCCATAGAGGAAGGCGTAGATGAAGGTCTTAGCCAGGTCTCGGCCCGTCGAGGTCTTGCCGAAGACAACGTAGGAGCCCTTCGGATCTAGTCCGAGCGCCTTCGCGTTCAGCGAGTGGACGTCGGTGCCGTCCGCCTCCTGACCTTCCACGACCGCACGCCCGTAGGCGCCATCGTCGTAGCGGGCCATGTAGTGGGCAAGGCAGCGCAGCTCCACGCCGGCCAAGTCGATACCGACCAGAGCCCAGCCCTTGGAGGCTCCGAAGAGGCTCCTGAACTCGTAGCCCCAGCCGCCCGTCTCGCCGAGCAGGATTTGCTTGACGCCATCGACCTTGCCCGACTTGACCTTCGGGACCTGGGCGACGTTCGGGTTGCTGTGGGTGCAGCGCCCGGTGACCGCTCCGTTGGTGTTGACGGAGCCGTGGATGCGGCCCTTGCGCTCCAGCCGCAGCAGCGCCTGATCCCCCTCGGCGAGCTGGCCGATCCGCTTCTCCACGAGGAAGTGGCGGGCGAGAACAGCGGCCTCGGGATACGGGAGCTGCGAGAGGATGCCTTCGTCGATCTTCGCCTGACCGGAGGGCGTGAACTCGATAGGGTTCCAGCCCTTCTCCTTCAGGCGGTCGGCGATCATCTGGCGCGACGACGGGTTGAAGTCGACGAACCAGCGCTTCGTGAAGGGCTCTCCCTTGACGTAACCTCGGGCCTTATTGTTGACCTTCGGGATGAAGGTCTCGGTCACCTCCTTCGGCGGGAAGGCAGACTTGAGCTGGTCGGCCACCTGCATGCGGACGCCGACGAGCTGGCTGTAGAGCTTCTGCGCGGCAGCCACGTCGAACGCGAAACCGCGCCGCTCCTGCATCGCGATAATGGTCGCGAAGCGGTGCTCGATCATGAGCGCCTGCGGGGAGTACCGCTTGCCCCTGATCAGCTTCCACAGGGCATCCGTGACCTCGACGTCTTGGACGCCGTAGGTGTGCATCTCGGGGTTCCAAGATGCCCAGACGTAGGCAGAGATTTCGGCGCGGCCGGTGATGCCCATCTCGCGGGCCTCGGCCTCCTTCATCTCGGAGTAGTCGCCCTTCATCAGGCCCAGCCGGTAGCCCCAAGCCTCCAGGCTGTGGGAGCCAATCAACCGGCCGGGGAACCTACCTGCCTTCGCAAGCCGCATGTCCCGGTCTGTCAGGTCTGACCAAATCAGACGGCTCTCAACGAGCGTGTCCTCGACCTCAACGCCGTCGAGGGAGAACCACGGGAAGAGCTTCTGGAGAGCGGGAATGTCGAACTTGATGATGTTGTGGCCGATGACGCGCTTGGCGGTCATCAGCATGCGGACGCCAGCCTCGCAGCTACCGGGGCCATACTTGGCGTCCGCGAAGTCGTAGACCACGCCGGTCACGACATCCTTGAGCGCGATGATGTGCAGCTTCGTGAGGGTGTCGAGCAGGCCGTTCGTCTCGATGTCGAACTCGAACCATTCGCCCGGCCGGGGCTGGTACTCGTCTCTCGGCTCCCCATCGGGGATGACGGGCGGGACGGACGGATCGCGTTGCGGCTTCGGCTCTTTCGGATACCAGTCACCAACGACTTGGACTTCGCTGGTGCCGTGTTGGAGCACCACTTGGGTGCCGTCTTCGTAGGTCGTAATGGATCGCACGGGTGGGTTCCCTCTCGCAGGAGTGGATGTGGGACTGACCCACCCGTGGGTAGATTCAGCCGAAGGTCTGCATCTCCCAGCGGCGCTTGGCCTGGGATGCGGTCTCGCCGGGGAGGCGGAACTCGGGCAGCTTGAGGAGGCGTTCGAGCGTGTCCGACGTGGTCAGCGTCAGCTCGATGTCCCAGCCGCTACGCAGCTCGGTGATGGTGAAGTCGAGGGTTTTGACCTCGTAGTTGTGGACCATCGCCATGCGGAACTCGTCGCGATACGCCGTCATCGGCTCGCTGACCGCCATGCGAAGGCGCTCGCCACGAGGCTCGACGTTGGGGCGCGGCAGACTGCCGAGCAGGCGCTTGGTGTTGCCAGCGTCCACGACCTTGATGCGCGGCCACTTCTTGCGACCGAGCTTGTCGTTCAGCTCCTTGGCGGTCTCGATGCCGTGGGCCTGCATTACCTGATCGACACCGGCCCAGTGGTCGGCGTCCTTGCCGAACAGGACGATGTTGATCGGGCGCCCGTAGGCGTCACGGTCGAAGCCGCTGCGCTTATCGACGCCCATTGACGACCTCGTCGGCCACGGAGATGGCCACGCCGGCCCAGAACTTCGCCTCCTCGCGGGTCACGCAGCCGCCCAGCGACAGCGCCACCACGGCGATGATGATGATCTTCTTCATGTGGGATTACCTCACTTGTGGATGGATTAGAACGAGCTGTCGCCGCCCGAGCTGTAGGAGCTGCCGCTGTCGCAGGAGCTGTAGCTGGAGCCGCTGTCGTAGCTGGACGAGTACTTCGACCCGCTGTCGTAGCTGGGGCTGCAGCTTGGCGCCGAGGGTTCGCTCGGCGTGTGCGAGTAGGACGACAGGGCGTAGCCGACGACCATCGCCGTAGCGAGCGAGCTGTCATCCTCACGGCGGCGCGTCTCCGAGACCGGGGTGTTGCTTGCCGTGTGGCTGAAGCGGCCAGTCACGGCGCCGGCCGAGGGGACCGACCCACGGCGAGGCGCGTAGGGGGCCGGGTTGATGGCGCGGGTCTCGGCCACGGCGCGCCGCTCGGCAGCCGACATCGCGGCCCGACGCTGGGACTTGGGGTATCCGAATACGACGCACATAGGTGGTTCCTTCCCACTGGTGGGTAGATCAGGTCAAAAGGGACAGTCGTCGCCGTTGAGCGTCGTGTCGTGGAAGCCGTGCTTGGTCTCGCCCTCGTCAGGCGGGGTCGTCTCGAACAGGCGGCACGTCGTGCTGTCGTATCCGAAGTGGATCACCTCGCCGGTCGAACGCCCGGTGTTCCGGTCTTTGAGGACGCGGAAAGTGGTGATCGAGCGCCAGCGCGGGTCGTCGTGCTGCTGATCCCGCTCCAGGCCGAACATGAAGTGCGACCAGAAGCCGATGGCTCGGGAGCCCTTGAAGTGCCGGATCATGACCCGCCCGCCTTCCTCGTGCGGCTTCCCTTCCGGGGTCGCAAGGTGGGAGACGAAGTGGATGATGACGCTCAGTTCCTGGGCCAGCATCGCCATGGACTTCATGATCTTCTCCAGCGACTCCTTCTCGTTCTCGGGGTCAGCGAGCGCGGTCAGGTGGTCGAGGTAGAAGAGGCGGATGCCGTCATGGTGGGCCATGTGCCGGATGGTTGCCGCCACCGTGTCCCACTCTGCGGAGCCGAAGCTGTCGTAGAGCGAGATGCGGTCGTCGGCTTCGAGCTGATCGACCACGGCCAGCAGCTCGTCCTTGGTCCACGACCCGTCAGGGACATGGAAGGCCTTGCCAGCAAACTTGCCGGCCACACGCTTGGCGGTCTCGGCGGGCTTCTGCTCAAGGAAGAACAGGCCGACCTTCTCGTTCAGCACCATGACATCGTGCTGGATTTGCTGGGTGAACCAGTCGGTCTTGCCGATGCCGGTGCCTGCGCCGAAGCCGTAGGTCTCGCCCCAGCGCCGGCCGTAGGTGAGCCGGGTCAGGAGGTCCGAGAACCAACCCAAGCCCATCGTGGGCTCGGTGAGGATTTCGTCGCGGAGGTCCGAGAGCTTGACGACGCCGTCCGGCCGATAGGGTTTGGCCTGCCAGATGGCGTTGATGATCAAGTCCCCTTCGCCTGCCTGCAGCAGCTCGTTGGGGTCTTTGCGGGTGAGCGAGGCGACCTTGCACTTCCCCGGAGGGAACAGCACGGCGCACTCCTTGGCCGCAATCTGACCGGGTTCGTCCATGTCGAACATCAGGATGACTTCGTCGAAGGAGCAGAGCCACTTCAGGTTCCGCGAGATGGAGGTCTTCGCGTCCTTGGTGCCCTTCGGCAGGCCGACTGTGGGCCACTTGTTGCCCTGCACCTGCGACACCGTGAGGGTGTCAATCTCGCCCTCGACGACGACGACCTTCCGACCGCCTTCGCCCCAGAGCTGCTGGCCGAAGAGCTGGCAGTCCGACATATCACCCGTGGTGAACATGCCGTCCTTGTCCTTCGGCCGGACCTTGGTGCCGGTGAGGTCGCCAGCTTGGTTGAAGTACGGGGCGACCTGGACCTTCCGGCCGTCACTCAGGGTGCCGACGCGGTAGTCGAACTTCCTACAGGTCTCTTCCGTGATGCCGCGAGCGCGGAGCGCGATGTGCTCCTCGCCGCGAAAGATATCGCGAGCCACGCTGGGTCTCCTTTTGGGGGGAATGGAGCCGTCCGAGGCGGGCTCGTAATAGTCACACCCAGTGCTGAAGCAGTGGGCATGACCGTCCGAGTAGCGGGCGAGGTTGTTCCTCGACCCGCACTTGGGACACGGCTCCTTGCGAACGAAGGAGCTGGTGGACTGCATGCTACTTCTCGGCGCAGACCGAATAGACGTGGGTGTTGAACCCGCCGAAGACCTTCTTCGACTGCGCGGCGGCAGCCTGACAGGTCTCCATGGAGGCGAACTCCACGCTGGTCACCTCGGAGCGCTCGGTGGACCAGAGCAGGAGGATGAGGACGAATGCCTTCATCGGGTGCTCCCGTTCTTGAGGATCAGGCGGACCAGTCCGAACACGGTGGTGCCTGCGAAGGTCTGGCCAAACGAGACGGGCACTCCCCCCAGCCAGAAGACTGGGAAGAGGAAGCCCGCCAGGATCAGGCCGATGATCAGCGCCCCGAGCAGGGTGCCGAGGAGGCGTTCAGCCGGCGACATCAGAGGCCGAGCCTTTCCTTGCGGATGCGGCGGAAGCCCTTGGTCGGGTGGATGAAGACCATGACGTCACCCTCCTCCCGAACGAAGCGGCAGCGCTTGCCGACCTTGGCGTTCCAGACGCGCTGCTTGGCCTCGGTGATGTACTGGGTCAGGCTGATGGGAGCCGGGAAGTGCGAGAGCAGGTTCATGATCACGCAGCCTTCCGGTCGCCGTTGGCCTTGCGGGTGACGAGGCGGTACTCGGCGTAGGGATTGCCGTGGCAGTCCTCCTTCATGGAGGTCACCACGTTGTGGCCGGCGCCGCGCAGGTCGTGGACCGTCGCAGCGAGACGGGTGCCAAAGCCGAGGACGATGGCCTCGCCCTGGGTGATGGTGCGGCCGGTGGTCAGGAAATTCAGGAGCTGGTCGCAGCGCCCACCCTTCTTGAACTCGGCGGTGCGCTTGGTCTTCGGCGCGATGGCCTTGGCCGGCACCAGCTCGAAGCGGTGCGAGAGGTAGCCGCCGTCCATCTGCTCACGAGCGAGGCCGTTGGTGCGGTCCCAGACGACGTAGGTGTACGCCGGATCGGACTTCGTGACTTCCGCCTCGGCACCCGCCTGAGCCGCCGAGCCGATGTTGCTGGTGAGGCGCACGCGGTCGCCGGCCTTGAACGAGATCGTGTTGGTCATGTCTGGGTTTCCCTGATGTTGGGTGCGTAGAGACGCCAAAGCCCCACCTCCGGTCGGGAGGCAGGGCTTCGTGGGTGGGCTCGAGTTGTGGTTCAGAGGGTCTTGAGCTGGACGACCGGGGCCGGGATGGACGCGACCGAGACGGCCTCGAAGACCACGAAGGTCTGGCCGGCGTGCTTGGTGGCCATGTCCTTGGCGACACGGTCGGCCTGGGCACGGGAGGTGTAAGGCTTCGGCTTCTCGGCCGGCGCCAGCGTGCCGTCCGCGTTCAGCAGGGAGATGATCCACTGCTTGGACGCCTCGGGCTGGACGGCCGGGACCGGGAGGGTGACGCCGTGGAGCGGCTTGGCGGGGGCCGGCTGCGTCTCGGCCAGCTTGAAGCGATAGGCGTACCAGCCGAACGTCTCGGTGTTGTCGGCGGCACGGAGCGTGAGCATTCCGCCACCCGCCGACAGGACGGTGAGCACGCCCTGCAGCTTGAGGCGCTGGCCTCGGGAGAGGTCGTTGTTGCAATGCGCGGCGAGATTCAGCACGACCTTGTCGCCGGACTTGAAGGTGTTCGTCATGGGGTGTTCCCTTTTGCGGTTGTCGCGTGACGCACAAAGGCCCCCGAGCGGGGTGCTCAGGGGCCAGCGTCTGGGTTTGCTAGGGTGGGCCGTAATCAGACCGGGCGGCGCAGCACCTGCCCTGGCTGGATCGGCATGTTGGGGTTGATGCCGTTCGCCTTGGCGAGCGCGTCGACCGTGGTGCCCATCGAGCGGGCGATGGCGTAGAGCGTGTCGCCCGAGGCCACCGTGTGGTCGGCGTTCTTCGGGACCGAGGCCCACCACTTCTTGGCGTCGAAGCACGGGCAATCCTTGGCCACCTTGGGGAAGTCCCGGTGACCCTGAACGACTGCCTTCGGGTAGCGCTCGACGAGGTCCATCACGAGCAGCTCAAGGCTGCGCTTCTGGGCTGCCGTGCGGGTGTCCTTCGACTTGCCCTTGGCATCGACGCCGCCGACATAGACGACCCCGATGGAGACGGAGTTGTAGCCTTCGACGTGGGCACCGACCGCATCGGCCGGACGCCCGGCTTCGATGGTGCCGTCCAGCAGGACGACGTAGTGGTAGCCGATACCGTTCCAGCCCTTCTCGCGGTGCCAGCGGTCGATGTCCTTGGCGGTGAAGGACTTGCCCTCGGCGGTGGCGGTGCAGTGGACGACGATGTAGTCGGTCGCCTTACGCTTTGCGTGGAGGCTCATGGAACCAGCTTTCTGGGATGCGCTTGTCCGCAAACTGGAACCCGTTCTTCACGCACCAGTCGGCGTAAGTGGTCGGGCTACCCTTGCGAATGCGGGTGCGGGAGTTGGAGAAGACGAACCGAATGTCTCGGTTGGGGTGCTGGGCCTTGATCAGCAGATGCTTCTGCCGGTCATCGACCTCGAACCTGCCCTTCGTCTCCACGATGATGCCGTTCGGCAGCGGGAAGTCTGGGGTGTACTTGGACTTCCGCTCGGGCCGGACGTACTCGATCCGCAGCGTCTCGTAGGCGACGGGCTTACCCGTCACCTGTTCGATCTGCTTGGCGATTACGTCTTCGAGCCCCGAGCGGAAGCCTTTCGCGAGACCCACATCCATCCTCTTCGGGGTGGCGGGGCGCGGCATCAGAAGTCGGCGTCGCCCGGATCACCGCCCGTCTGCTCAGGCAGGCCGGTGTCTTCCTGGCTGTCCTCGCCGCTCTCGTCGTCGAACGAGCCCTCGTGCGAGTAGCCGTCCTCCTCGCCGAAGCCGTGCGAGGCAGCAGTGCGCTGGCCGCCCGAGACGAGGTCGATGATCTGGGCGCCGAGCAGGTTCAGCTTCAGGCCCGCAGCGCCGGTGCCGGGGATGAAGTACGGCGACGCCTCGAACGAGACCTTGCCGATGGTGCCGCCCCAGATGGCCGGGGCCTTCTTCAGGAGCTGACCCTTGGCGTCGTAGATGTCCGGCTTCCGCGACCACTTCTGGCCGGTCTTCGGACCCTTCTTGACGATGCCGCCCGCCTTCATGGCGAACTTGAACTCGATCTCGCCAGTCGGCTCCTCGGTCTCCTGATCGTAGAGGGTCGTGAAGAGGTCGTTGACCTTGACGGCGCCGAGCTTCTTGCGAGCCTCGACCTTCATGGCCTTGAACTCCTGCTCGGCCATGGCGACTGCCTCGGCGTGCATCGGAGCGAGCTTGGCGATGAAGGCCTGGATGATCGGGTCATCGGCACGGGCCACGCCGCGCGTCGAGTATTCGCCATCCGGCTTCGGATATTCCTTCGTGCCGTAGTCCGGCTCGGAGAGCTTGGGGAACTTGAACGCCAGCCGGGGGCTGGTGAACTTCGGGTACTTCTTCTTGGCGTCAGCCAT